AGTATTTGTATATCCAGTTCCACCAGCAGTTACATCTATATGTTCCAATGCTCCATCAACAGCTGCTTGCTGAACAGTCCATTGTGCTGTACCATCATTTGATGTCAAATACTTAATTGGAATCCAATCTGTCGTTACATATTTCAATACATCTGCCTGTTGGACTTCATACATAAATTTCCAACGATAGTTATCTGATGTTTCTATAATTGATGCAGATTGTCCAGTAGGTTTGACTGTAGAAGCAAGTCCACCATAATTACTGATACACTTGTAAATATTATATTGATCTGTCATTACAAAAAATGTTTGGTCAATCTGGTCATCTTGAAGATGATTGTATTCTGTATAAACAGTTCCTGATGTCCAATCAGTTCTTTTAACAACATGAGATACATCTGAGGTATTAATTAATTTTGCAGCTATCATATCATTATGATGAATAAAAGGTGCTACAGTTGTATCTATAGGTGTTGGGATTGCTGTATCAGATGGGGAGCCTTCAGTATATTGTCCAGCACTTACACCAGACCAACTATCAGCCTTTCCAATCATTAGATACATCTTATTAGTCGCAAATGACCCAATAAAATTATCTGCGTTATAAGTTCTAAATGCATTTGTTATAATTGCTGGCATAACTCAAATCCTCTTGTTTAATTTCTTATATTTATAATATTTATACAATACTTATGTGACTATTCATCACATATCTCGTTTTTTCGTTCTGTGTTGTAACATATTTGGAAATCTGTTCGTTCTTAAAAAATTCAATCGTATATGCATTACTACCCAAGTCTGTTTTTAATGTACTATATCCAGCCTGTTTTGCAAATTTCAATCTGTCTACTTGACGGCGCATAGGACCTAATTGTAATGCCCCTCCAATACCACTTGAAATCTGTCCCCAATCTTCATATGACGAAATACTTAAATCTGTAATGGTACTCCAATTCTCAGATGGCATGGTAAGTCCCATCTGAACATATAACCAATCATTACTATCTGCTATACTTAAAAGAATAATAGGTAAATCTATTTCAACAATATGCCAATCAGAATGTCCGAGTCCCATCTGTGAACCAAAAGCTTGTCCATTGTGTGGCCACGGACCTCCATCTGGCCATTCTGGATTTGTCTGTTGTAATTGTAGATTGAGTCGTACTGGTGGCTCAATATCTCCGTCATGCCATACAATAGTATATGGCCATTTGTGTTGTGGAGGAATAGAAAGTTTTATTCCTGTTTCGAGTAATCCCGTAATTAATGTTCTACCAAATAATGCAAGCCCAGAAGGATGCACTATTCGTTTGACATAATCTCTCCACTTGTCAATTGTATTACCAGCTTTAATCTCATAAGAAAATGCTTGATAATATATACTATCTTGAATATAGTTAGCAGCAGAAATAAATCCATCATCACCAACCCATCTTGTATTTGCTTCATCTTCGTAACTACCAATTGTTGCTACACCCGTTGCTGTGCCATCTCCTTTAGAAGCAAAATTTAAAGTTGGTATTGATTGATAATGAAAACCACCATTTACTATTTTCAAAGTTTTAATTCCACCAATACCAGACCCACTTAATGTAACACTAGCTCCTGTTCCACTTCCTCCTCCAGAAATAGTTGGTGTTGCTTTATATCCATATCCATTATGTTCAAACTCCAAAGCAGTAATTACACCAGAACCATCTACAGTTTTAACAAGTACACTACAAGTTCTTCCATCAATTTCTAATTTATCTGTATTGTTAATTGTAAGTTTATCACCAACAACATAACCAGTTCCACCAGATACAATAGTTGCTGTAGTCATACTTCCAGTTGTTAATGATGAAACCATAAACTGTGCCCCGACAGCACCTGCTCCACCACCTGTTACTGCAATATTGTCATCTACACTATAACCATTGCCAGAATTTGTTATTGTATATCCTGTTACCATACTATCCAGAGTAAACGTATTTGTTCCGTCTGTAACAGTTTCGTTGTCAATAAATGTTCCAACAACTTTAGAAAGATAAATAGTAGAAACAACAAAGGCTCCTATTTGTTCATTCAATACTAACTCAACAATTCCAGTAGCACCAGAAGTTCCACCAGTAATTTCTTGTCCAGTAAAATCAAATATAGCTGAACTACCACTAGTGTCAATACATCTTAAAATTTTATCTCTAGTATATCTTCCATCTGATATACGAAGCATATCAACAGATGGATAATAAAATTCAATTTCTTCTTGATACAATAAACGAAATAAAAACTGAAAAGATTTCTCACTACCTTTTGCACGATAGAAATCACGGAGTCGTTTTATTACATGAGGTTTATTTGAATTAGCAAATACAGCCTCTGGAATATCCTTACCAAATTGTGTTTTAAAATACTGTAAGAAATCATCAACTGTTTTATCAACATTAAAATAATTTGGAAGATTACCAATAATCTCATATGGTTTTCCAGTTTGTTCCAGATACTCATAGTATGCTTCCAAGAAAGCTACAAACGTAGCATGATCCTGTTTTACAAAATCTGGTAATTGTCCTTCTACACGAACAGATATTCGTTCATCAAACGAAGGATGTATTGGGGTGTTTGGATTACTTGCCATATTAGATTATCGTTTCCGCGACCATTGTAATATTAATTGCAGCTGTGTCAGTCGAATCAGTTGTTATTATTTGTTCTCTTAATGGAGTAATATCCTGATTGTTAGTTCCAGGTGTTACAGTCATCTTGATATATGTTTTTCCATCTGAAATAGTATAAGGAGTAAAACTATTTAAAACAACTTTACCAGTAGTATAATCTATAGTACCAAGATTCTGAGAACCAGAAGGTAAAGTCATATACGTTGTTGGAATATCTATAGCAACACTATCTGTTGAACTAGTATAAGTTGATCTAACTAATTTAACATTACCAAGACTATCATCAATCAATGTATATGTAAATCCATCACTCGCCGTAAAGGCAGTGCTGGTAAGTGTTCCCTTAGTTAGTGTCGTATTAAATTCCATAGTATATGTCGCAGCTACTGCTAAAGTTGTTGGAGCAATTTGCATCTGATATCTAATAGATGTTTTACTATTGCGTATAGAACTATTCGTATCATCTATTACTCCTGCTAACTTAGAATATCTAAACTTATTATCAAACTTTTGCAAACTCGTTGAGAAGTAATTTGTAATAGTTGAACTTATTAGAGATTTTAAAGTATCTTCATTCGTCAACAAAGTAACAGGATCATAATTAATAGTCGTGTCAATTAAGAGATAATAAAAAATAGGATCAATAATTTCTGGTGTTACAGTAACTACATTAGTCTTTTTCAATATAGATGTTTTGATTGCATCTTTAGTAGCTGCACTAAATGCTGTATTGCCTTTTGGTTTAACTGCTATATAAACTTTACCATATACTGCGGGACTTGCATCCTCACCACCATATACCGTAATAGATTCTATATCACTTCTCTCACCAAGCAAGATAGCTTTATAATCTTCTTTAGTTGTTGCACGTTTTTGTGCTTGATATAATTTTGGTGCATTTGTTTTTATTGAAGCAACAGATTCAATCTCTGCCCCACCTGAAGCTGCACTAGCAACTGTCAATGTATAGTTAGCTGATGATAAACCAGCAACTGTTCCGACAGCCGTAAATGAACTTGCCTTATTTGCGGCTAAACCACTTGTAACTAAATACTCAATAAAAATAATATTAGCATCAGCTAACTGAGCTCCAACTGAACCATCACCAAATAAAATTTCGTATTTTTGTTCTTCCACTTCTTGTATCCAAAAAACTTTTTGTGTAGATGCTATTGTTGTAACATCTAATGCATTAGCATTTGTCCAAGTAGTTACTGCTGTATCTGATGATGAATTTTGAACTTGAACTGTAATAGTAGAAATATCAACATTTCTATTTGGCACAACAAATCTTTGTGTTGTATCAGCTAAGTTGACAGTATATTTTTTATTAACAATTGTTCCTTCTCTGATCGGTAAATTAGTAACTGAATAGGCACCAGCAATCGGATAAATTGTTTTGTTGGCTGTTGTTGTAAACGTATAACTTGTTGCACTAATACTAGTAGTAAATCTTGTATTTTTTGCAATTGATAAAGATGTGGGAGAACCACTTGGAGTAAAAGTCATATCCAAGTATGCAGTAGAAGCAGTGACTGATGTTGGTATAACATTCAAATGTTTTGCATGAGAAACTACTGATTCTCTAAGTGAAGCAGAATCTATAAACATTTCATTGACTGCCATGTTTGCATAGTATCCCATATAGTGAGTATTGTATGCTAAGACATCTAACAAAACATCCATACCACTTCCAGTAAAATCATAATCAGCAAATTGACTTTGTGCTGATAAATATGATTTTAAATTTGACTTGATACCATCAAATTCTAAATCTGTTATTGTTAATTTATTGCTTGCCATTTATCGTAACCTCTCCAAAAACAATGAAATTTCTATGGGCTCTGGTGAATTGACTACATGGAAAAAAATTGAAACATCAAAACCATTTTTATCTATATCTCCACCAACAACAATATCATCTACCACAACTCTTGGTTCATAGTTTGCTAAACATAATTCTACAGCTAATTGAATATCATATTTCGTATGAGCAGTAGCCAGGCCAAACAAATGTCTAGTTACTCCTCCATCAACTTCAGGATGGAATGGTTTATCATACTTGTTTGTCAATATGAGATTCTTAACAGCTCGTTTAACAGCCTCTACATTTGTCTTTCGTACAATGTCTTTTGTTATAGGATGAGCAACAAAATCCAAATCCAGATCAGCCCATTGTCTGTTATGTGTAGAAAGTCCCTTTGTATATATTGCTGCCATAACTTGTTCCTTGTATTACTATTTTCTGTGTGTTATAATGTATTGTAGGTTTGGTTAGGGATCAAGATATTACTTATATTAATTATCTTCTTTTCCCTTGTCCTTTATATCTTTTCCAGCTTACTTTTTTCTTCTTATTCTTTGGCATACTTCTAGTAGAATGTCCAATAGAAGTAACTTTTTTAATCTTTTCTCTCTTGTTTTTAACTACTTGTTGAGCCATAATATCTCCTCATATATTTATAATAGTTTTAGTATAATTTT